GCTCTCTAACAACTACTTCAAGAATATTTCCTTCTGGATCTCTATTAAGTACAAAAGACTTAAGAGGATAAACTCTAGTCCCTTTTTCTGTTACATAAAGTAAAGCATTACCACCAATTATTAAATGCTTTAAAGCTTCAAAGAGTGCTGTACGATCTCCAGATTCTTCAATGTTACGCATCACTGCACGTTCCATTAAAGAAAGCTGCTGTTCAAATTCAGATTGCAGATCTTTAAAATTATCTAATTCCTTTTGTAGCTTTATATCATCTACAGACAACCTAAAAAATGCTTGGTTTGGAGGTAGAAGAGCAATTAATAATTTAGCTGCTAAGTTATTAACACCTCTAGCTCCTAAACCTTGAAATGTAGTAGTTATCTTGTTATAGACTTGTTTACCTGAACTCCTATCGTTATCAGTTATAAGAGTAGGTAGTGTATATTTACTGCACTCAATAGCACGATCTAAATATAAACTCTTTTCAGGTTCTAGATATCTATACCTAGATTCAGCAGTTCCTTTATACATTTGTTCCTAATCCAGTTGCTGAACTTCCTTCAGTAGATCCAGTTCCCCCAGTACCTAAACCTGAATCAATACTCAGTTTAGTTCGCATACTTTCAGGAGTACCACGTTTAGCTGTTCGCCTAGTTTTACCCACAGGAGATCCTTTTTGTTGTCTAGCTATAGCAGATTGTAGCTGTTGTTGGTGGATCATTAAATTTGACTGCGCCTGCTGTTGTTGCATTTGCATTTTAGATTGCTGCGTAGCTTGTTCGGCTGCTGTAACTGAGGCTGCTGTGGCTGCTCTACTCTGTTCTATCTGTGCCTGGAATTGTTTAGCTCTTTGAGAAGCATCAGCTTGCATTTGAGCTATTTGAGCTTGAGCTGATTCTCTAGCTTGGGCAGTTCTAGCTCTTGAAGCTTCAGCAGCTTTTCTAGCATTAGCTGCTGCTTGTCTTGCTTGATATATAGATGCGCCAGCTATTAAACCGCCAGCGATCATAGTGCCTGTAATTACGACCATCTATAGCCCTCAGTTGTACTTGGTTTCTTCTTGTAGTTTAAACTGTTCTTTCAAATGACGTACAACCGCCACCTGACCAGCAGTAAACCAAATAAGTTTCTCTTCCATACTAATATCTGGAGCCTTATCTGGATAGACTTCCTCTAGATATTTGATTATATCCTCAGTAATAGGAGGTATCATTTATCCAATTAGAAGCTTGCCTGGTTTATCTTTCACACCCTTAGTTTTACCCTTAGCAGAACCAGTTTTACCAGTACCAGCTAAACCACCAATAGCTTTAACTACTGTTCCAGACACACCTGGAGCTTTAGCTGTTTTAACCTTTAAAGCTGCTTTCTTTTGAGCTGCTGCAAGTTGAGCAGCTTTAGCGGCTTTCTCAGATTGTATTCTGGACTTAGTTGCTGCAGTTTGTTTAGTTGCATAAGCAACATTAGCTGCACCTTCTTTTTTAGCTTTTACTGCCCTAGCTGCTGCTGCAGTTTGAGCACTTCTAGCAGAAGAAACTTTAGCTTCTCCTTCTTTTCTCTGCTTTAAATAGGCAGCTTCACGTGATTTTATGTTAGCTGTAGTTTCTTTAGTTACTCTGTCAAACTCTGCTTGAGCTTCTTTTTGCTGTTTAGCTGCCTCTTGATAAGCCTTTCTAGCTTCACCTTCTGCTTTAGTTACACCAGTTACATCTTTAACTGTGTTAACTACTTTCTTCTTAACGTAATTAATAACTCTATCAAAAGGTCTAGTAATCCTCCTAAAGAACTTACCAATCCTAAATTCAAAGAATTGTTTGAATAACTCTTCCTCTTCTGTCTTATCTTCAATAACAGGGTCTACCTCTGCATAAGCATAAGCAAAATCATAATGATGATTATTAAATAGGTGATCCCACCAGTTGTTCTTACGCATAGCTTGGTAAATCCTGATTGCTTGTCTCAAAAAACGCAGGCATTCTAGCTCTTCGAGTATCAGAAAGACCCTCCGCTTTTCCAGCATACATCAGATTATCACTCTGATCTAACCAGAACTGCTTGTTAAGATAACGGTCTTCAGAATTACCTAAAGGCTGGAGTACCCAGTTAATTGTTGCTTTCCTTAGTTTATCTAAAGATGGACTAGGAGTCCAACCCTTCTCTTTACATACCAACGAATGCCCAGATACGTGAACAGTTTCATCACGGCTGATGTCCGCTGATGTAACCCTCATCCCAGTGTCTCCATTGAATCTGAAGAAAGGAAGTAACACAAAAAAGATAGCTTTCTCAATCACAACAGCCTTTAAAACTGTGTGATCAGGATGAGCATTCCAAGCAGCTTGTAGCCTATGAGCTTCAGCTTCAGCTTTCTCATCTACACCGTGAGCTGCAGCGATGTAGTTAAGGGCAATGTCATGCTTATCCTCATCCTTAACGTTAGAGATTAAAAGCTCTCTAGCTAATTCAGGTATCTCACCAATAGCTGAGTTGATAAACTCTCCTACTGGTAATTCAAGATGCCTTATAGCTAGAGCACGTTTAAGTGTCTCTTCTGCTCCTTCTCTGACTTCTCCCTTAGTAACCTTTACAGGTGTCCAAGTTCTCTTCCTTTCAAGAAGCTGTTGGTATGGGTGTTTTCTCATTCTGCACAATCGCAAGTTGGGGCATTATCTGCACTCAGGATTTCATTCAAATACTCATCAACATCTGTATCGCCTAAGGCCGAATACACATCTGTTTTATCTTGAGTATCTGGTTGTACCTGTAAAGAATAGTATAGACTTTTTAGCGGTGAATTTAACCATCGAGAAATAAATTCTCTATTCATCTTCACCATATCTGACCACCAATTCATAGAAATTGCGTGGGCCATATGAGTCTTGTCCATCATTACTTGCCACTCAGCGTTTAATTCAAAGAAAGTATCCCAACCTACATCTTGTGCAATCTCACACTTTGGATGGAACTGATAACTTTGAACGCCAAGAGTTGAACTATCACGATCTATTTCTCTACTTATTGGAGGTGCTATTTCAGGCGAAGTTGTGTAACCTTCTCTATCTGTATAGCGATAAGCACAGGATGCGGTAGGAGCTATGGTAAATGCTCTAGACATTCCATATCGTTTAGCTACCTTAGCTGCTTCTCTATAACCACACTCCAAAGCAACAACTATTGCATGAGCCATAGTTATACCTACAGGAGGTTCAGATGATGGATGTAAATTTCTAAACCTAAGAGCTGATACAAAAGCTTTATAAGATACACCCTCAATAGCTAAAAGATTAGACAAACCTAATACACCTAAACCTACTTGCCTATCTTTTCTCTGATAAATACCTGAGGATTCCACACCTGTTTGCTGGTAAAGCGCACATAGAAACTCCATACCATGCACAAAAGCACTAGGTATCTCACTAATAGATGCAGTACCAGCCAAATTTATATGACTTAAGAGACAGGTATCCCTGGACTTAATTAAAATTTCTTGACATACATTGTGATAAATTCTTTCACCCTCATTGTCGTATTGCTTCTTAACAATCCAAATGTCACCTTTACTTGCACCATCCATGATGGCTTTTAAAACAGTTGGTTTATTAATTACGTTGTGATCAACATTGACGCAACGCTTAACCCAAGGTATTCGACTGCGATCATAATTAATAAACTCAAGAATATCGTCATGCTCATAATCGCAATGGATACAAATTGCACCGTTCCTGTATGTCCCACCTCTGCGTAGAACTTCGTTGAACTTACTATAGATCTCCATGAATCCACATGGACCTGATGCAACCATCCCATACTTATTCTTAGTACCTTTAGGACGTAACTTACTTAAATGAATAGCTACACCTGCCCCATAGCGTAATGCTTTAGACGCAAACAAGAAGCTGGCCTCAATACCATCCTCATGCTCATCCATTGTGTCTTCCACAACGAATACAGTACATGACTGTGGGTAACGTCTTGTTGGTTCTTTCAACCAAGTTTCAACCCTACCTGTAACAGCTAGCGATGGTGTGAATTGCTCCAGTAGAGATGGTGGTTCCTTAAGTTTCATAGATCCCCTAAGTAAGGTGGTACATAATTTTTACCCTTTTGAACTTTACCCTCTTTATATTCAAAAGGAATTTTAGTTTGATTAGAAGCATAGATACGATCAAAAGCTTCATCAGGGTCTACACCTAATAGATGTAGAAAACCATAAGCAGTCCAAATTAAATCAACGGCCTCCTTAATAGACTGCTCACGATTTTCATGGTTAAAAGCATGAAGAAGTTCATAGAATTCTTCCTCAACAAAACCTAACTGCTGTTCTTGATAGGTAGAACCATGATCTTTGTTTCCACTAGGACTAAGCTGTCCAGCCAATTGCATCCATGTCTTTACCATGCCTGCATTTGTTTTCTGTAAGGTCTGGCTCATTAGATTCCAAAAGGGACTTGTACAAGGATACATCGTGAGGTTTCATTTTGGACTCTTCACGTTTAATTAAACGATTTAGATACCAAGACGCTTTCTTTAAATCCTCTACACCATTCTTTTCTTCATAACGGGTCACATATTTTATTATGTTTCCCTCAAGAAAATCGAAAGCATGACTCTCAATGTAATCAATACATTCAACTACGGCTTGGTCATGGCCGTAGTAACTGGGGTTGGTGGGGTCCATAGATCAATGTCGTCGTAGTTGTATTCAGTAGACCTAAGAATACGGGCAAGCCTAGCCTGTACTAAAGCTTGTTGTTCACTTAGACCTTTCTTTTTGTAGTTTTTAACTACAGTTCGCCATGCGGAGGAAGGCGTGAAGTCTTTAAGAGGTATGAGTTTTTCCGCTGTTTTTGGGCCAATAGAAGGGCAGCCCCCAAAACCGTCAACTGAGTCCCCAATAAGAATTTGCCTATAGAAGAACACATCAGCCTCTGGCTCATTAATGGTTTTAACAGTTCCATCATTATCAAGGTGTAGTCCAGGTATCTGGTTAAGATCTTTATCGCCAGACCATATAACAGTATCCTTACCCAAATCACGTGTTTGTAGGATTCCTAGTACATCGTCTGCTTCTAACCTATACCAACATTCTGAATTATATTTACTTTCCATCCTTCTTCGTGCTTCCTTGAAACCAACAGGTTTAAGGCGGTGATTAGTTGCCCTTCTATTGCCTTTATAAGTAGGATCAACTTCAAGGCGAAAATTGTCTGGTGATGTCCAGCAAAGGATTTCTTCATCAGCTTCTGATTGCTTTTTCTTATTATCCAACATTTCATCAAACAATAAAGATACCTCTCTTAGAGGTAGATGTGTAGTTATTACATCAGGCATCCATTCAATCTCTACTTCACAGAGTTTTACCGCTGTGAATAGCAACATATCAGCATCTACAAGTAAGCTCCTAGTCATGATTAAAAGCTCTGTTGTAAGAGTCCTTGCAGTAAGAAACTACTTGTTTAACCTTTGGTTTTAAATATTCATACATCCATTTAGAATCTTTTACCAAAGAATCCCATTCATATAAATGAAGATTCCAACGTGCTATAGCATCTTCTTTATAGTCCTGCCAAGTTAGCTTAGGTTCAGGTCTGTTGTCCATTTTCATTATTAGAAAAGTGTGATCAGAAAGGTAGAAGAACTAGTACCAATAGTTCTTCCCCTCCTCACCCAAGGAATTGGATCGTGCTTAAAATCCAAATTTCTAAAAGGTTTTAACCTTCCTGATCGCTATTAAAATTAATCGAATTTTCTAAATAATCAACAGCTTGTTGGACACCTTTTAAAGTGTCACCTAATTTACCTATACCTGTATTGCAATTACTACATATCCATCCTCTATGTTCACCAGTTTCATGATCATGATCCCAGTTAAGAGTAGAAGTACTCT